GAAGCGGGTACCATATTTCTCTGTGCTTGAATGCAAAACCGTTGCCAAGGGTCTTAGGCAGCAGGTAGTTGATGTCCGTTTGGCACTCGAATGGATAGAACTCATCCGCATCCAGTACGATGAAGTAGTTAGGATGAAAGTCCATGTCGGTTAGTGCGTGCAGGTACTGATCACGAGCTTCGCACTTACCTTGAGCCTTGTCCTTGGCTGAGCAGAATCCGTACTTGACATGAGTAACGCGAGGATCAGCCAGAGCAAGCTCTGACAGGAACTCTGTGGTACCGTCAACACTCAGACCTTCTGGTGAGACCATGTCAGGATTAGTTTCTGCGTAGACACGATCAGCAGATTCTACGAAGACCCACTTCTCTACTCCCGGCCAGTTCTTATGCTGCTCGTAGAGTTTGGGAAGCCATTCCATTTCATTGAGCACCAGAGTACAGAGTGCGAGTTTCATGGGCATCTTTCAAATAATGCTTCTTTGGGATTCTTAAAGCCCAGCATCAAAGTACTTTTCCCTATACGCTTCATTTCACGAGTCAAATCTGCTGCAGCGTACATTCCTATTTCTTCTGACAAGCAGCCAACAACCGATCGGGAAATGCAGATATCATAGGACTTGTCAGCAATATGAGATAGATTACGACCGTCAGCAACTTCGAATGTCAGGCTCTTGTATCTGCTGTATTCTCTTTGTGCCCAAGCTATCAGGTACGGGTTAAGGTCAATTCCGTGGTATACAACAGAAGGAGGAAGACATTCTGACAGCACACCATTTCCGCAACCAACATCCAATATACGAAAGCCTTTACGGCAATACCTGTATAGTGTTCTTCTATGGCATTGCTGGATGTCGTCCCATTCTGATTTAGGGCAATGATACATCGCAGTATGTGGTCGTCCTGATACTCTGGCATCAATCATACGTTCCAGCCAAAAGTAAGGGTCTTCCATGCTCATAGTACGGACTCCAGTGCTTCGATGTAACGATGTTTCAGCATTTCCCACGAATTGGCAGTACGGTAGTTCTCGCCTTCCAATGAGAACTTCTCGATGTCCTGTCCGTTCCATTGATCTAGGCAGGCAGCGATAGCGACAGGATCGACGATTGACTCTTCAATCTTCAGATGACCAGACATGACCTGAGTGATGCGTCGTGAAGCAACAGGGATCAGAGGTTCTTCAGGTAACCACTGGTTGGTTGGGAACCTGTTAGTGGTCATCACCATCATGCCTGAAGCAAATGCTTCCTGCAGTGGAAGGCTAAGCCCGTTGTACTTTTCTGGTGCGACATAGACATCGTACGTTGGGCAGAATAGCTCACGACGTTGGATCTCACCTGCAATGATTGTAGGAACTACAGCAGTCTTAGGAAGATTGGCTTCCTTGAGCAGTTTGTAAATCCCTTCAGGTTTTTGACAACGAATAGTCAGGTCAAGGTCTGACTGAACGTACGCCAATGCTCTGATAAGTTCCAGTGTGCCCTTGTGATTACGAGAACCAATGTTGCCAGCATTGTGCAGGAATCTACGTGCCTTGGTTCTGCGAGTCCACTGGATGTGAGGCTCAACAGGAATAGGAATGTGGATACCATCAGGGAAGTACTGCTGGTCGAGTAACGAAGGATTGATGAACAGGTCGAACTTATGTCGTGGATGCTCAAGGAACCATTCGTACATCGGAATGAGGACAGTCTTGACTCCACGCTCATGACAACGATTAGGAAAGTTCCAATCGAATGGAGTCTCAAAGAATAGCATCACGTCGATGTCGTCAAGGAACCGTTCTACTTCAGGTCCAGCAATTGTTCTGCTGGTGATCTCCATAGTTCCTTCTGGGTACCACTCCATGTGTGAAGGAGTACCATGAGGGTGACGATACACCATAACATCGGTGATAACGCCAGCGTCGTAGAAAGACTTAGCCAGATGACCGAGTCCCTGCGAAGTCGCATAGCACACGCATCCTACTCTCATGAGTTGCTCCTATACTTTTGGATCAGCATTTCCAGCAGGCTGACGATACATAGCTTGGCTTTAGGGCCGATGGCATCGAACAACCGACGTGAACTACCGTAGACAGAAGGACTTCTGTACGGCATAGTAGATTCTGTGACAGTAAAGCAGGTATCGGGTACTGCGTTGACGAGGAAACAAGCGTTACGGATCAACTGGCGAACAGATGTCGTGTACGCATTGCAAACAACGTAGTCATTGGGTGTGCTCAACTGCATCAGGTCGTAGACGTGTTCCATGTAATCCTTGGCGTAACCGATCGTCACGTCCTGTCCCACATCGAACATTGCTACAGGTACGCCAGTTGCAGCAGCCTTACATATCTTATGCAACAGGTAGCTACCGTTACGTCTTGGTGAGTCGTGGTTGTAAAGGATTCCTGTGCAGATAAACATGCCGTGGTTCTGACGATACATTCTGGCAAGATGATAGGCAGCGACCTTGGCACAGGCGTAAGGACTGCGTGGATTGAACGGAGTATCCTCGGTCTGTGGGGCTGGTGCATCACCGAACATCGTTGATGAACACGGAATGAATACACGAGCAGAGGGGCAGTGACGGCGTACAGATGTCAACAGGTTGCTGACAGCTTTGACCGTAACGTCTACCTGATATGCTGGGTGCAGGAAGGACCAATCGACATTGTCCTGATCAGCTTCATGGTAAATCTGGTGAGGATCTACCTTACGGATGATCTCGTCCAGACACAGAGCGTCTGTAACGTCACCTTGGATCAAGTGGAAGTTAGGATTGCTGATGTTGTGGCGTACGTTGTCGAATGGGTCTTTCGATGAGTGTCGATAGACGCCATAGACTTCGTAACCTTTCTCCAGCAGAATATCAGCAAGATAAGATCCGTCTTGGCCGCATACTCCACTAATTAAAGCACGCATTAGAGAATCCTTAGTTCAGGGAGGGGGACGATGAACTTACCGCCAGCTTTACGCCAAGCTTCATCTTTTTCCCGTTCAAGGAATTCTGAGATGAAAGCATAGGGCAGGACCAGCATGTAGTCTGGTCGCTGTTGGCGAACGATCGCTTCAGAGTAGATTTTGATGTCGGTACCGGCTGTGACTTTACCCCACTTCTCAGGTGAGCGTTCAGCAGCATACATTACGTCATCGTAGTCTATTCCGTACCACTGAAGAAGGAAGTTACCTTTGGTTGATGCTCCATAGACACAAACCATCTTACCGTCTTCGTTGGCTTCGTTAATGATGTCCTGAACTTCGTCTCGGTTGGCCTCCATGCGTGTAATGAAATCTTCAAAGTCCTTGAGTATGTTGACTTCGTTGATGAATGCGTCTACGACTCGTGCCCCCGCTTCTGGAGAACGACCAGTGGGGTATGCGGCATGACGGATGCTGATACGGTATGACTCACCATTGACGGCATTGGTGGTAACGTCGTAGATCATCAGGTTGTGACGACGCAGCAGCACAGCTAGACTATGGAGCGTGTAGAACTCCAGATGCTCGTGAGCCATGTTGCCGATGTCGTTGCAGTTGATCATGTTCTTTAGACACATCAACTGAGCGATGAATACGCCGTCGCGTTCCAGTACAGCAGCGATGTCTGCGATAAATTGGTTTGGATCGTCGCAGTCATAAAACATACCACAAGCTGTGATTATTCTGGCCTTGTCAGTACCCAGACGCGAAGTGTAGGCTTCCTCTGACCAAAAATCATTGATCAGTACGTCCACCTTCTCTTGAGGATCTGCTGTAAGGTTCTTAGCAGGTTCGACGCCAACACGGACCACGTTATCAGGATAGAAGCCCAGAAGCGTGCCATCATTGGAGCCGATGTCCAGTACGACATCCATTGGCTGCAGGTCTACCTGAGACATCGCATCCCGCACAACATCGGCCAAGGCTGTACGCATCGTGGCTGTAACACCAGAGCGGTACCAATAGTGGCCGGAGTACAGCAACTCCTGTGGTGCTGTGTGCGGATTCTGAACCAGTGTACATTCTGGGCAGTAGACTAACTCAATCGGACATTTCTCACCATCATAGGCGTGTCCGGGGTCTACAAAGTTGCTGATGTATTGATCGCCAAAGTTATACAGAGGCGTGAGTTGATCGTGACCGCAAATGCGGCACGTCGTGCGGGTGGTGTATGGCATGTTCTCACTTGGGGGGTAAGAGACTTAGGGGGTCGAACTCTTCGATGTAACACTTACTGATTGGATGCTTCTTGTTGCCCATGGATGACTCTTCGCCAATGTGCTGCACCAGTGAAGGGTAGTGGATGTATTCAGTCCAACCAGCAGCATTCATGGATTCAACAATCGCACCATCCAGTGACTTGTGTCCTCGCATAGAATCTCTACGACGAGTAACCATGTGTGGTTGTGCAAGCAACGTCTCAACTGCTGCATGACTAAACACCAATGCTACGGCACCTCTACCGAGTTGGTGACCTTGTGCAGCACGAGCAGCTTCGTGCCAACCATGTGTCTTCCCGGGAACGATAGCATCGTTTTCCATGAATGTAAAGAGGTTGAGGTAACTTTTCTCTGGTAGTGTACACTCAGTCAGGTATTGCTTCAAGTTCTTCACGCAGATGAAGTCGTCTTGGAAGATGGCGTAGAACTGGGACCATGGGTTTCTGGAGTAGAGTTCAAGGAGTGTCATGTGCCAATGAGCAAAGGTTCTGATGTTCCTTCCACGGCAGATCACCTCGTGAGGCTCCAGAACGTCCGTTAAGCGACTATCACATGCTCCGTCGACAGATATGACGGGTTTATTGAACCCAGCGTCAGCGAGGCTCTGGAGAGTTCTGGGAAGGAGATCATCTACGCGGGATGGTACGGTAGTGACCGCGTACTCCCAAGTGCCTCGAATGTAGGGCAAATCTTCCGCTGGTCGTTCCAATCCACCATTCCACTTCATAACTTCTGAGCGAAGAAGTGTGTGATGTCCTTGGGTATCGAGGACGCGGCGATGACTGGTGAATGATGGTAGCGGAGTCATGAACCTGACTCCCGGCACAATCGGTTCGATGTACTCTCGAAACGCTGCTACCTGTGAGTCGTGTATACAACCGCACAGAGTTTCCTTGGGCAGAACGATATGAGGCATTGGGGGAATTCCACAGGCTTCTATGATCCAGTCACGTACACGAGCAGCAACCATTCCGGGTAAGAACTTAGCAGCAGCACGTTGGTACCACTTCTGTGCATTCTTAGCTGATCGGGCGACAATACGTTCTGAAAGAGGAATTGCTTCGAGCAAAACTTCCTCAGCCGTCATTGTGTCTAGACGGTCGATCTCAGCTTTGCATTCTGAGCAAGGAACTGCATTGCCTGTTTCTCGTTTGATGACTGCGTGAAGTCTTGTGCCGATGTTTGATACAGCTGGCTTAGACTTCTTGTATGCTGCTGGTTTCTGTGTAGGCTTGGCATTTACGGAACCGTTCAGCAGCTTGGTGACAGCATCGCCATGTCCAGCTTGGCACTTGTCCCATAGCAGCTTGTTTACGTTTCGCTGTCGCTTACTACAGAATCCGTGGAGTGGGCAGGAGCATCCTTCGTGTTCTCCTTGATCTGTACTGCCTCCAAGTGCTTCTTCGATTCCCAGTCCATCCTGTGAAGTTGTGACCCCAGCTTGTACAGGGACATCGGAATCAGAAAGGAGTGAACTGTGATCAGAAAGATGAGGGTGAGACATCGCATGTGGTTTCCTAACATGTTTGGGTGAACGTAACAGTTGCTCCGGTCAACGAGCAAGTTCCACCGGGGCCGTCACCCAGCTGAGCACATGTTGGTCTACCGTCGCATACGCCACCAATATAGAATGTTGTGCAGTCGGGGAAAAGTTCTTCCAGAGAAAATATTGCCATCATTCCGGTAAAAGGATCGCAGCTACAAGACAATGGAGCAATTGTTCGTTGAATTGTGTCTGTACCAGTATCGAGCACAACGAGTCTGACGTTCCTGCAACAGGTCTCTGTTGTCATCGGATCTGTCTCTGACTCAGGCTGATTGGTATTGCAGAGTAGTGCAAACCTGAATTGGAACTCTGCTCCGATCTGAGGTACGCAACCATTGTCTGGAATTGAATCGTCCCACACAAAGGTGGGGACTGCATGATTGGTCGATGAGTTGATCAAGTCAACACATGAGCCACAGTTAGTTGCTGTACCTGTGTCTGGTCCAGAGACATTACCCGAAGCACCATCGAGAGCAGCACAGTTGGGAGCGTCGATCACGTAGTCCGCATTTGTCGCTGGAGACTGGGAGCAGAAGCAGCATCCTGTACATGATCCTACGCAGCCGCAGCCACACTGGAGTAAAGCCTGTTGTTGATTGGAGGGCATTATGCTGATCCTGTACCGGGACAATCGACTTGAACACCCGGGCAGTAGAAACCTTCTACAATGTACGTATCGCAGCGAGTGAGAGTAACAACGTTGTCACAGCACTCGTAGAACCTGTCGGGTATTCCCACAAGATCATAGTTACCTGTCAGGATCATGTAAAGTGGAATCGTGTCGATTGCAGTTCCGGTACCTGTACCAGTTCCGGGTTCTGGGTTGACAACAGTATCGCCCATGTTCGTAACAATGATGTGGGCACCAGTCGACAGCGTTAGCTTGCGTGGGTCATAGCAATAAATAGTACTGCCGTCTCCCGGAACAGATACACGAGATGGTTGCTGAAGGCTACCACACGCTGCAGCATCTGTCCCAGTGTTCTCTCCTGTGATCCACTGACAAGGACTGCATTCGTTGTACTGGCCTGATCCTGTTCCTGTGTCAGTGCCTGTACCAGTAGTTGATGGCAGATCGAATGTTGGATTGGTCGATAGTGCAGCAGAGTAGTAGCCGTTACCCAGACACGATAAGATCGTCGCATGTTTCTGAGAAGAAGCTACTGCAGTAACAGGGGACCACTCAGCACCGTTACGAATGATAAGAAGCAGATCGCCTGCTGATGCTGAGAACGATACGTAGCGGTTAGTAATTGTGAGCAGGCTGATATCGCCTGTGGCCATTTCCATATCAAGCGTGGTAGCACTTATAGGCTGAATATATCGCAATACGCGGCATTCGGCAGAAGTGTACCCTGTCTCTGGATCTGTAGCGGCGTTGAGATCTTCAGTCAACAAAGCATAGTACAACATATTTTGTACGGTGTACTGTTTGGCTTGGCCGAGTTCTGGTAAAGGCAATGAGTGACCGAGCACACGTTTGTGTATCTCGCGTGCATCACCTTCGCTGTAAATGCCGAGACGGTTATTGCTCATGGGATGGCTAACCTATATAGAGCAGCAAATGCTGTCAAGTCGTTCTGCTCTGGTTGAAGTGTATCAATGAACGCGAAGTCGGTTAACGGATCTGCTGCGTCAATTGTTGCGTAAGGATAAGCTGTGCCGTCATCACGCAGCGGCCAAGGAGAAGTAGCAACATCTCCTTTTTCGTTAACAGGAATCGGTCCAAGACCAACAGGTAATCCACCTTCGCGTATAACCTGCAATGTGTGCATGGACACACGGCGATTGGCTTCACGGAAGTAACCAAGTGTGGAATCAGTACGCCTATCAATAACAAAGGTTGCTGTGAGGGTAACAAAGTGGTGAGTTGCTGTGGCACCTGTTCCATCTTGTCCTACAGGAACGGACAGATTTACAGTACGGTAGTTCTCGATGCAGGTACATGACTCTAGTAATACATGGTCGATAGGAGCATCGAATACGGACAGGACATTGATTCTTCCAATAAATGGAGCTACGTCTGTACTATACGTGAACGTATCGTACTCAACGTTCCAAGTGAAGGTATGTACTTCCAAATCAAGTTCGTCAGATACGCCTTCTAGTATCGGCAGTCCGTTAGCGTGCTTCAGCGGATCACCATTGATGTCATGGAAGATGTTGATTCTGACACGACGAGTACTGGACTGCCATGTTGGTGGTTCGTCCCAAGGGTACTTGATAATCTGTGTTGCTGGTTCACCGGTACCAGGCGTGCTGTCGAATCGCTTCATGCGACCAACATTACCGGCACCTTGGTTCTCGTTGTTCAGCAACTTGTCCAGCCATTGGCCTGTCTCGTAGGTGAGGTCTACGATCCAGTATGGTCTGCCCATTGGATGGACACGAACACCATTGGCCTGCTTCAGGATCAGGTCAGTACGTTCTGGATGGTACGACAGTCCAATCGTGAAGGTTGGTTCTGGTGTAGTACCAAAGTCGTACGCAGGCAGAGCAGCCTGAACGTCAATGATATCCTCCAGTGGAGAATCCATCTCGATCAGGCATTGCTCTACGATTGTGTTGACACCCCACGTTGCTGAGAGATCCTGAGCTTCGTGAAGGAATCCTATAATCTGTTTGAGACCCATGAGTATTCCTTACTTAACAACTTGGACCATAGCGTTGTTCTCGATAGCATTCAACATCTCTCGTTCGATAGTGATGAGAGTATCAAGCTTTTCCGCTTGTGGGTCACGTTCGAACTTAGCCTTCAGCATCTGGTCGAATGCCTGAGCCTGAGCACTGAACCCGTTTTCTTCCATCGCTGATTGAACCACAGGTCTAGTGGCCTCAGCAATTTCTTTCTGAACCGCAGCCAGCTGTGCCTGCATGAAGTCACGCATCATCTGTTCTTCGTCTTCAGGCAATTGTGGTCCGACAAATGTGTCGTCAATTCCTGAGAAGGCAGCTTGTGCGTCACGTATGCGTTTTAGTTCTTTCTGAGCGTCTGTCATACGCAACTCTTCGAGATCATTCCGCATACGCTGTTGGCGTTCACGAGTAATCTCGGCTTCGACCAGTACCATCTGCTGTTGAGCTTCCAACAACTTTTTAGCGATCTCCAACTGTCGCTTACGCTCCTCAGTCATGTGCTCATCTTTACTGAGCAATGCTTCGGCTATTTCCTGTTGGAGCTTTAGATTCTCCTGAAGATCAGTCACGTTCGGATGAAAAATGCTTTCAAGTCTGTCAAGCAGTTCTGGGTCATTGAAAATGGCTTTGTAGTTATCCCAAAAGCCAACGTCTATACCAACGATACCCGTTTGTTCTTTACTAAAGCGATTCATTAGATCGTGCATCTCACGCAACGCCTGTAACATGTTCTGCTCGTTACCAGCGATGGCTGCGTCGCGTGCTTCTCCGTAGAGTAGAATCAAGTCTCTAGCAGACTGTTTCTGCTCCTCAGATCCTTGATGTATAGACTTATCAATCTGCAGAAGAAAGTCTAGTCTAGCCTGTTGCCCTCCCAATAACTCGTCGAAATACGCAGCATTAGCCCCAGCACGTTTCACTTCCTCTTGAGCCATCTTTTCGTCTAGGTCTTTTTGCTCCTGCTTCAGGGCAGTGATCTTAGTTTCGATCTCTTCGCGAGTCTTCATGTCCTGAATAACGCGAGACTCAGCTTGGAATTTTTGACGAAGGTCTGTCATCTTTCCGATGTCTTCCATTTCCTTACGGAAGTCTTCCAGAGCCTTCTTAGCTTTTTCAGCAGCATCTTCTGTGCCCACTAAGTAACGAACCAGTAACCCAATCCCAATGAGTGCTGCTGGAATACCGATACCGGCAAGAGCAGACATAGCTCCGTTTGTACCGAGCAGGGCACGAGCGACCATAGACAGGTTGTTGGATGCCGACATGAGTGCCATGTTCAGCCCACCACCCATCGACAGCACCTGAATGAAGTCTTCGGCAGCGTACGATGCCTGACCGATTGCCATAGCGGCACCACCATAGCCGTTAGCCATCGCTACGTTCGCAGCAACTTGAGCCTGCTGCTGTCTGATTGTAGCAATAGTTAAAGCGGTCTTGGCTCTGGTGAAGTCACGAGTCGATAATGCTACTCTGCCAGTGGTAGTAATGACTGTGGTGTTCAGTCGATTCAGATTGGCAAGTTGTTGAGCATATCGCTCGTTCAATGTCAGATTCTGCTGCATGATGCGGTTGGCTTCTGCTTGTGCATTAGCCTGTTCGCGTATCTGATTGGTACGGAATGCGTCTACGTGAGACTGCTGTTGCGGTGCAAATCTATCTGCTTCGTCTTCCAGAGCGTAGCGGGCAGTAATAGCTTCACGAAGCTGACGCAATTCTCTTTCACGGTCTTCTTCGGCATCTGCCATTGCACGTTCGCGTGAACGATTGGCATTCACACGGTTCATCTCAAGTTGACGCTGCTCTTGTGCGTCTGCTTCCGCTAGTGCTGCGTACTTCTGGACGATGTACTCACGAAGTTGAGTCAGTTCGGTCTCGTGTACCGCATCAGCCTGACTTGTGGCAAGTCGCTGCAGCTCTGCAGTATTGGCCGCATTGTTCTGCGTAAGTTGAGCTTCTTCGTCCAATAATGCGTATCTAGCAGTAATAGCGGCACGGAGATCAGCATTGGCCTGTGCTCGGGCAGTAGTCTCCATCTCAAGAACAGCTTGGAAACGCTGAGCGTTCGTAGTGTTCATTGCGATCTGGTTCTGAATACGCTGCTGCTCTTGGTCCATCAAAGCAAAACGTGCTCGAATAGCCTGCTCAAGATTTAGTAACTCCTGACCACGAGCTTCTGTTTCAGTAGGTAGTGGACGTGCGGTTGCAAGCTGCTGCATATTATGCGTGTACAATGCAGCCTGACGTTCAGCAGCGATACGAGAATTAGTAGCTTCTTCTTTGGCTGTCTCTGCAGCGATGAAGGCAGCTACTTCACGCTCCATCTCTTTGTTGTACCAAGCGTTGAACTCCTCCTGAGCTTTCTTCTCACGAGCGAGGCGTTCTTCTGTGACCTTGGCAAACTGTTCGACATGAGCTTGATACGGCTTAGGATCGTTCTTACTGACTGCGTACGTGAGACGTTCCAGTTCTTTCTGGTAGGCACGAGTCTCTTCAGCAGCAGTACGAAAGCCACGGGATACACCTTCAGCATCGACGGATAACTTAATTGCCATCTCATGGATACTGTCATTCATTTCTTCATTCCCTTAACTGCTGACAGGATAGCAAAAAACCCGCTCCTGATAGCAGCAACGGGTTTAGCGACAAGTCGGCTGAGACGGTAGGTGTAATCCTTTTGTACAGTCCACGACTTGATCATCCATGGAACTGCTGACGACTTAGGGTTGGCAACCTTCATTTGATGTGCAATCGACATCGCCTGAAGGTCATCAGTCATTCCCCATCTGTACTCTCGCCAAAAGTTCAGATGCTCACAAAATTCTGAGTAAGGAATAGACTCGATCTCTGATTTGGATTTCCCCCAACGACTACACAGGAACAAGATGAACCAGCGTGGATCGTCGGGAGTAATTAGTTTTTTGCGGAGTCCGCCTGAGTCCAGACCGTATCACGCAGGATTGCGTTGATCTCTGACATCTGTTCCGTACTGATCATATCGAGGAAGTAGTCCACAACACGTGCCAGATACGGAGCGTCGATGTCATCCAGTGTTTGACGAACAGAGACACCTTCCTGAACAGTGACAGGCCACTTCTCAGCATTCTCCTGAGACAAGTGGTTGATCAACTGTGACAGGAATGGCTTACCGTCTTCGTACAGACAGATCAGGACACGGAGACCGGAGAAGTAATGAGGCTGGACATCGGTCTCAGATGATCCCGGGAACTCACGGAGCTTGGCAATAAATGCCGTTGCGAGTCCTGCTGACGGCTCAACAATTTCTGAGGAAGAAGAAGATGGGAGTGGGGCACGCTTGAGAGGTTTGAGCAACATACAGGTTTCCTAAAGAAGGGGTGAATGGAGGTGTTGTACCATCAGCATTAAGCTGGAGCAGTTACGTCAATACCAGACAACTTGAAGACAAGTTCTGCCAGTGAGCGTGATCCCTGATCGTCAGAGAGTACAGTGCCCATTGGAGTAAACTTGTTGCAGTATCCGGTCAGGACCAGAATTGGACCAGTGGTTTCGGCTCCTTCAGCAGGGAATTCAACGAGCAGGTCACCTGAGCGACCGTCGAAGAATGCTGCGAATTCACGACCACCATTGGTATCGTCTGGGTCCCAGTCTACAGTGAAAGTAATGGTTCCAAGATCGACCAGCTTACCGGCACGGAAGGTACGAATCAAGTTCCCCCATGCGTCAAGTGTCGTATTGGAGCAAGTTGTTTCCACGTCCCCACGAGTGAAGCCGGACCATGTAGGACCGTCAGTAACACAGGCGTAAACGTCGCTTGCGGTATCAACAGCATCAGGTGCTGCTCCTGAACCAGTTGGTGCTGTGGTCTGTTCGAACCACTTGATCTTGATACGTGATGTATCGCGTGCGGACATGAAAACCTCCTAACAGGTAGCCTTACCAGAAAAAGACAGGACGATCATCGTCAGATCAGGATTCGACTGTCCTGTTTTCAACACATACGTTTCGTCCTGAGAATCGAGTCTCAGGTAGTTGATGTACACGCTGGTTCCGGTTATCTCATAGGAGGTGAGTTGTGTTCGACGGCCAGCAACAATGGGTTGAAGGACTGCGAGCACGGAGGTAACAAGAGCCTTACGTTGAGTATTAGAATGGGCTACACAGGCTACGTCAAGTGTAAAGCTACACTTCTCTGAGTCATTAGCCTCTGCAAGACCTTCTGAGGAATGAAATGGTGTGACCTCTGAGATGTCGTAGAACACATAACCGTCTGGGGCAGTCTTCAGATCATGCGAGGGCAGGAACGAAGACTTGCTGCACGGAATGGTAGCTCCGACAGCACCGCTGATCAATGACTGTAATCCGACATCTAAAGTGTATGGACTCATTTGCCGAATGCCTTACGGAAGTGTTCCAGTACTTTGGTGCGGAAGATTTCCTTAGCCTTAGCTTGTGTCTCTTCTTTGGTCTTAGCGAAGAACTGATGACCTGTGAAAGCCTTACCACTCCGAGCATGAGTAAAGCCTGCTTCCCACAGATGCAGGTAACGGGCAGGCCAACGCTTCTTTAGGCCACCAACACTCTTAGGACCAAACACCTTCTTACGAAGTCTACTGCGAACGTCACCACGAGGGTAACGCTTGCTGTAGATCACTGAACCATCATCGGCTGTACGTTTCTGACGAATACCGAATGAGACCTGTCGCTGGATTGCTTTTGCGTAGAGGGGGGACTTCTCCAGCGTTGTGGCTTCGATGTACTTGTTGTTGACTCCGATGATCCCGTAGAACCGATCAGGGTTGTTGCGAGCGTTCTTGTATTTGGACACTAACGCACGGTAGGTAGCACCAGAGGACTGCTTAGACTCACGGGGGAGAGCCATCAGCTTAGACTTCAAAGAGTTTCTGGATGGAAGTAATGCACTTCTCAATGCTTGACGTACGATGTGCCTGCGAAGCGTACCAACGAACTTGGGGAAGCCGTTGATCACCTCAGCAGGCATGTCGAACTTGATTGAGAAGAATGGTTTAGCCATCAGTACATTGTGGGTATAAGTTGAATGGTGATTGGCTGTGAGACGTTGTCGATGATCGTGATGTTGACTTTCTTCCTGTCACCCCATGGGTCAGTCGCTGGTCCTTGAACCGCGAATACTTTCTGACGAGAAGGAATGACACAGAACATACCTGCAGTGATCTCCTCAGCAGGTTTGCACCATTGGCCTATGAGCATGAAAGATTGTTCAGAAGCCACACGACCGGAGTCCGTAATCTCTGTTGGCTTGCGGGGCACCTCCAGAGAGAACGGACCTTTGTAATGAAGAGTAAATTCCTGTGTGAGTTCACCCGATGTGTTGACGACTGTGGAAGGTGTCCAGAACTCGCAGATGGTTCGTAGATTGGGGCGTGAACGACGATTGTACTTGTTCATCCACGACTCACTTTCGACCAGTCTTCTGTGATGTAACGGATTGCACGATGGTCATTCAGAAGGTTGAGATCGCGAAGCTGACAATAGCCTTGAGGAAGTTCTGAGACAGAGCCATCAGAGATCGCATCGCGGTACTCAAACAAGTGGTAAGCGAGGATCTTGATAGCTCGGATGGTTGATTTGGGTACAGCGTCGTATGATGCGTAGCCGGTGGTGTAGGTGATGGTGATTGGGTAGGGTTGCTCATCGTTGATCTCTTCGAAGACTTCTTCCCAGTTCTCAGCCCATAGCTTGGATGGTTCTGAGGTGTAGAGAGTGTAGTCGGAGGATGATACGGTTCCGGTGGTCAGATCGTCTTTAATGTACGTGAAGGTTGTGATCTCAGTGACACGTCCGAATGGCAAAAAGAACAGACCATCGGGATTGCAGAAGGCTTCGTAAGGAAGAGTGAGAGTAACAGGTTTACGGAGAATGAATCTCCACTGTTCCTTCTCGCAGATCGAGATGCACTCGTGGAGTAAGTCTTCCAGATCGACTGGCAACAGTTCCGTAGGTGTTTCTGGATCGAAGCCAATGTTACGCTTAGTGGCATCCAGCAGTGTGGTGCCCACAATCGTACTGAGTGCAGCTTCACTGGCAAGATCAACGTACATCGGCATGAATGATCTCCAAAAGACAAACCGCAGTACAGCCACCCCCTGAACTGTACTGCGGCTGTTTACCCTCTTGCGAAGGTTGTACTAAGCTGTGACGCCTGTTCCGGTTGGAGTCAGGTCGCTGTACTGGTGCAGGGTTGTAACCTGAACAGCAGCATCCAGCGTGTTGGTGTTGGTACCAGTCAATCGGAATACGACTGACAGGAAAACAACGCCTGCAACGTCCTGAGCGTAGCTGACTTCTTCGCTGTCGACTTCCACTGCCATGTTCATGTTGGCTAGAGCAGCAGAGAAGGTACAGGTCTTGATGGTCGTGAAACCAGATGCCCCGTCAGCGGCAGTTGAGCCAGCGACAGTAACAGTCAAAGCACCAGTCAGGTCAGCATCGTTGATGACCAGCATAGCTTTGTCGAACAGGATATCAATAACGTGAGCATTAGCGATGCTCCCCGTCATTGTGAGCGTCCCAAGAGCAGTGATCTGGCTCTTAGAGGACAAGTGAGTGAACTTCTGAGTAGCCATAGTATTTGTTCCTGTACAGGAGAAGAATCGAAACACGGAAGGGAGAGGGGCATGGTTCAGGTGGACCTTACTACATGCCCCTCAAACCTGCATGAACTATGCAGTCGTCTTGGACAGGACAACGAATGGTGACAGAGTCAGACCAGCCTTGGCAGGAGTCATGACGGTCTTCCACCATGGGCGAGCATCGTCGAAGCTGGTGAAGAGGAAGACTTCTTCGCGTTCGAGGAAGCGTACGTGGATGCTGCGTGTCAGCGTTCCAGTTCCGCGTTCACCGTACAGTACCTGCGTTGGGTTGACGCAAGCGAGGAAGTTGTCGTTCCACTCGCTGATGGCTGAGCCGTCCTGACCGCTGGTGATACCATTCATGTACTCTGTCCAGATGATTGGACGACCGAGCAGCATGTCTGGGTTGGCAGAGTCAGCAGGGTAGAACAGCTTCACGAGACCAGCGTTGTTTGGCGACTCGATGTGCAGCGTTGCGATTGTCGGGAACAGGTCCAGAGAGCACAGCCACACTGCATTCTCGTAACCCCAGACTCGCTGACGCATCTTCAGGATGTTGGTACCGTTGACGATAACAGATGTTGACTGGCCGCTTTCACGGAGAACAGTCAGCAATGCATCGTTGCTGGAGTGCAACATACCCAGAGGTCGACCGATGCCGTTACCGTTCAACAGTTCGTTGATGCGGTAAGAGCGAGCTTCCTGACGCAGTCCCTGATCAATCAGAGCAGCGATAGAGAGAGGACTGTCAGCCATCAACTGATTGGTTGCTGCAGCAGCACCGTTCAGTTCATGTGCCTTCAGTGTGATCATCTCCATGGCGTTCTTGCTGAGCGTCGGAGCAGCAGTTTCCTTACCACGGTAGACAGCGAATCCACCAGTCACGGAAGTGCTGTGGTCTTTGTCAACTCGGGCAGGAATGTCGACCGTTGGAGCGGTCATTGGGATGCGAGTCATCTTGCTCGTAAGCTGGTCAGCTTCTGGCTCAAGCTGCATGACCGTGTTGATGAAGCCACGAGGTACAGTGATACCTGCTGCTTCCCAGTTGGCCTTGCTGAATTCGTCAGAGCCTACTGCGTCCATCACAGCAGCTTTCAACCGTGGGTCGATTGCTTCTGGATTGCGAGACTTGTAGGCGTTGACAACAGCACCCAGGTATTCCTGCTGGTTCTTGAAGCCGAACTTGTCCTTGTCGTCTTCCCATGCTGGACGAGTGTGTACACTCTTGGAGAAGTCAAAGGTCAGCCCACTTGTCGCATTGGCGATACGAGACGTGGCGAGCAGTGCAGCCTTACGCTCAGCGAGACCGGCAGGAGTCTTGCTCAGTGCGTTCTGAACCGCTTCAATGCGATCCACAGCGTCTGAGTAAGCCTGAGCGTCTTCAGATGAGAGCTTGTCGCCCTTGGCATCGAAGACTTCGGTGACAGTAATGAGACGAGTTCGTTCGTCCTGAAGCTGGTTGACGGTCATCTTCAAGATGTCGTCGTGTTTGGCGGGCGTATCGTTGAATACGAGTACGCGATTAGCGATGGCAGAAGCCATGACAAAACCTCCTAGATTGTGATGTGGCATCTGGCGTCTGCTTATGTGCGTTGCTGTGGGCATAGCCTTTGACACGGTAAGAATAACAGCATGACGGAAGCCCGTCAACTACTTAATTGCAAAATTCTTTCGTAAGTTCAAAGCCCTGATTCTAAGAGCATTTACGTCTACTACATTTTGTGCAATAGAAACGTCTGCTCGATTCTTAACTGCGTCAGGAATATGCAGGCAGTTGAGGATGGCAGTATCAGGTTTAGCGTTACGGACGGAATGGAACAAGCCATTGGTTACTGCTTCTGAGGCAGACATGTAGGTCTCAGCTTCCATAAGAGTCTTCACCTGAGCTTCGTTCATAGAAGTTCTGGTAGTGAAGATATCTACGATGCTGTTGCGGTGAGACTCCCAGCGGTTCTGTACGTTCTGGATCTCATTGAGTGAGTCGATCTTGGCGTACAGGTATGGGTTGTGCATCATGAATAGACCGCCATTGCATATCTGTCGCTCTGAGCCAGCAAGTGCCAGCCAGCCAGCAGAACTGAATGCGTATCCGTCGACGATGGTTGTAACCTTACCGGGATGTTCCAGCAAGCGATTGTACATTGCCAGAGCAGCACCGACTTCGCCACCTGAAGAGTTGATACGGACGTTGAAGTCTCGTGGTGCATCCTTCAGGAAGTCTGTAACATCGGCGGGTGTAGCGAAGTTGAAGGTCTCACCATCATACGTCTTCTGAGGCATGATGATGTCATAGATCAGCAGTTCGTCAGCCTTGTTGAAGGTGACCTTGCATTCCAGCGTTTCACCAGAAGGCAACTGCTTACGGTTCAATACAAGTGACTTCATTGTCAATTCCTTCTGGTGATTTCTGGTTGGATACCCAATCTGCGACGACGTTGTCCAGAGTTGATGGACCAATGGTGATCAGGTCTTTCCAAGGTGCTAGCTGGTCCATCAGCATTCCGTGGAACTTATCGTTGTAGAACTCAGCCTTAGCAACATCGAAGTCGTCAGGACGGGACTGCTTCTTCTGATCAAGTACACGAGTCTCGTACTGCTTCAAACCGTTGATGACATTAAGGAATGCCGACTTCACTCTCTCTTCAGCATTTCGGATACGCTTGTCGATGTTGTCGCCCGAAGGAGACTTGTCCATCTTGCCTCCTGATGGAGCTTTGGCTGCTTCAGCTTTCTCCGTGACTGCTGCATGTTCTTCGGCAGACACCATACCTTCGTTAGTCTTCTTGGTGGTTTCGATCTGAGCTTCAGCCATGTCATTGGCAAGATCAGCACCTTCCTCCAAGTGAAGCGAGTGCTGGACGGTCATCAGGTTAACAGGAACATAACGCAAGGCACTGGACTCATCGTTAGGATCAATGTGCATACCGAGGAGACCAGCACCGTAAGTCCTGTCGATGAAGCCGATCTCAAACAAGTTTCTGAGAGCGGTAGTAAACTTGTCGATGACGTTACGGTAGAGGTACAGTAACTCGAACTCGAAGCAGTACAACATCTGAGATGGCAGAGGGATAAGCTCCGACTTGAACTGACCTGCGATGCGTGAGAGTAATGGACCAATACCCGTCTGGACAAACAGGGCTACTGCCTGTGATAGATCAGCATCACCAGCTTTGGTTCCCATGTAGCTGTGGAGCAGAGCAGGTGGAATGTTCAGTCCGCGTGCTACGTCTTCAACGCTGAAAGCACGAGTCTCGATGAACTGGAGATGCTGGAACGGAATACCCATGTGAACAGGCTTCAGTCCCTGTTCGAGGATACGGGTACGGAAGATGTCTTCCAGCGGAGCGTTGGGATCGTCTGTGAAGTTGGCTTCGAGACGCTTCAGGACTTCAGGAGCCAGTCGGTTCTCTGTCGTCAGGAACATCTGCGTAGCGATACCACGACTGTAGAACTTCCAGCCGAACTCTTCAGAAGCACGGTAGAGATCCAGAGACACCTCAGAACACTCTACGAAGCCGATAGCACGGTGGTATTCCGTATCGAGGACTTTACCCTTGAAGTGGGCAATGTCGCTCTTAGGCAGCAGCAGAGGCTCTGTACGGATGTCGCGAGAGGATACTCCTGTGTCAATGCGGTACAGAAGTTCGCCTTGAACAGCTTTACGACCTGTAGACAGTTGTTCCTGACCAGAAGCACGAGAGATGTTCCCTCGTGTAATTCTGGACGGGTGAATGTAGTACAGGCGGGACGTACGACCTTGGAGGTCACGCTCTCGGTAGAAGTAACAGTTACCGTCCATCAGGACATCGTAGACGATTGTCAGGAGACCGTCGTCGGAGGATAGTTCTGGATGGAAGTAATGAGAGAAGATGCGTGAAGCTGGGTTGTCCGTTGTTGGTACGACTTTAGTCTTGGCTTGTGAGCCAGCTTCCAGTGCGTACATACGACGAGGAATGGAACCAATCATGCCGGTGTAAATGTCGATAGCACACTTAACGGCAGACAACTTCAGAGCAGCAGTCGTGTTGTTGGTATACTGCTTCTCGTGGTTCAGTACGCCAAACAGGTTCTTCCATGACAGCGTACCCGTAGTATTAAGTACGATGTCGATTAAGTTGCCGACAGCGGTCTTGGAGATAGTATCTTTTGGTTTGCGAGAAAACCAGCCCATGTGATGTCCTATTTCAAACCACGGATTTCTGTGATGGTTTCAACTTCAGGGTACATCCATGCTCCCATGGCCATTAACCCCGCTACGATACCGTCGATCTTGTTTGTAGACTTCGATCTGTCCGGTCTGCGTTGTCCATCTCTGGACTGCACGATAACTACGTTTCCGATCATCCAATCAAGGACAGGGTGTCCGCCATGCTGGAATTGGTGGTCGATAGCCAACGCTTCCATTCGACGGCAAGGCTCATTCATTCCGGCAAAGGACTGGGGGTAAGCTCTAGCTGGAAAACCGTATTGCTTGAGGGTAGTGTAAATATGATGTGATCCCCAGCGGTCGAAGCATATTTCTCGACAACCGGAGAAATGGGAAAGGATACCTTTGTTGTTTCCATCCCCAAGCATGGCAGTAATGATTGCGTTCTCATCGACTGTATCCAGAGGGGATGTTGCATTGATGACACCTGATTCCCACCACTGACTGTAAGGTAGGTTCTGTTCCTGAGATCGCTGGTATATGGAGGTTGCAGGACACCAGCCCCAGTGCAGCATAACACCGTACTTAGGAAACCACAAGTTCAGTGATGCAATATCGTTCACCGAAGCGTTGTCGAATCCAGCGTAACACTCTTCTTCTTGTAGGAATTCAACCTGACGAATGAACCACGACCAGTACAACTGATAGCGACCAATGTACACGTCAACCGAAGTTGCCGTAGTAAATTTCTGGTCGTTAGCAATGTTGCACCAGAATGGGTGCTTTGACATCCACTCTTTGATAGCAGTGATCGACAGTAATGGGGTTTCAGGACTAGCGTTTCCGTTGGCCCAGATGTGGGATGGAATCCAAGCTGTTTCTGTTTTGGTACGGACGTTAAGATGAAGACGAAGAAATCGGTTAAGTTCTACAGGGTTGTCTTGGGCGTTGCGAACCAGACGCTCGAAGTAATCTTTACGGATGGACTTACCGTAATTCGGGTTGGCTTTCTTCCACACTTTTTCTGAACGGAAGTCATCTGATAGATCGGCTTCATAGATCACCGGCAGGAAGGTTGGTTCCCACTGCTTGTCACTGGCAATGTTCTTGGCTTTGTCGTATAGGCTGTTGCAGACTGAGGGGCGATCATAGTCAGCGGTGGTCGTGTACAGTACAAGGGGTTGGGTACGGGCAGCAGTTCCTGTGAGCATAACGTCAATAAGCTCGCTATTGGGATGAGCGTGAACTTCATCGACGTACACGAAGTTGGGGGATAATCCGTGCTTGGTATCTGCGATAGACGATAGGACTTTGTAGATAGCACCATCGGTATGCTCAAAAGATCGTGTGGACCTGAATACTCGTTTTTCTCGTAGTCTGGAGATTAGCTTGGGGTTGTTCTCGATCATGTACTGACAGTGACGAAAGTTGTTGGAGGCTTGCTCCACATCAGCCGCACAGCAATAGTTCTGTGAGCGTTTCTCTTTGTCTACGAAGAACATGATCAGCGAGATGATCGCCCCGAACGATGAGGTCTTACTGTTCTTTCGTGGAACGTATATGAAACATTCGCGGTAACGTCGGAGGTGGGTATCCTTATGCTTCCAGCAGAACAAGTTGGCGTAGATGCTGGACTGCCATCGTTCAGGGATGTACGGCAGTCCTGTTAACTCACCTTCTGGAAAGCAGCACTCATTGACTACGAATGCAATTATACGATCCCATTCAGCACAGTCAAAGTAATAGTCTTTGGCTGTAACGAACGGGTCGTATCCGGGGATGCCTCTAAGAAAGTCGCAGGTATTCAGTTCGATCCATTTCCATCCGATCATCTTATCGAATTCGTAGATGGGATCTGGAACCTTTATCTTCTGGTTACCTGAGATGTACGAAGAAGCTGGGTCTATTTCAAGTTCTAGCGACATGGGGTGTGTCGAGTCTTAGTTGTCGAATGTAACGGTGTCAGTCTCGAAGGACATGACATCAGTTCCTGTTCCGGTCCACGTAAAGGTCAGGATGCCAGAGTACTTGTACTTCTTGAGTCCCTTGGCTGTTTCTGAAGCAGGAAGTTCAATGACAGCGTAAGGAGCACCAGCACCTGTTCCAGTACCCGGAGGGTCTACGAAAGTTGCAGTACCTGTAATGACTCGTGTAGAGTCAGTCTCACCGGATCGTTGAAGCGTGAAAGTAACAGAAGCATCAGCGAAGTTCAGGGAGCCTGTAGACGATAGCGGAGTACCATCAGTGTCAACGATTGGGATCTGGATCTCACGACCATTCTGTTCCGTGTACGAATCACCGATCGTAAGAGTTTCTGGGAACGAAGTAATGGTTCCGGGTTCTAGGACTGCAGCAGCAAGTAGTGTAGTGGCTCCTGCGGCAGTACCGATGAGATCGGTCTGAGCTTGAACCAGATCCAATTGAGCAAGTATCTCTTCTTGCTTGGCGAGTGTAGCGTCACCGCCACCTCCACCACCACCAGCAGGTGCTAGCTCCAGCATATTCGCAGTAAACTGGTAAACAGCACCGTCGACGACCAGTCCGGTATCAACCTTGTCTAAAATAGTTTTAGCTGCAGCCAATGCAGCACTCGTCGCCAGCCCACTCTGAATCTGACTCACCGGATGGATATGCAGCGAAACGATGGTAAACGCCACTCCGTTGACCGGAGCCGATGTCAGAGCTTCCTCCAGCACGATGGTCTTTGTGGCTCCCACATAGTCTACTATCGAACGAACCTGTCCGGCCAGTGCCCCATCGGTGAACACCAGCATTGAGTCGTTGTAAAAATCATCGACCGCTGAATCGAGGCCAGTGATGAACGTAGTTGTGGTTGCAGACGCATCAATGACAGTCGAGTCGATTTGCTGGAATGCTGTTGACTGACGCAGTCGTTTGCCAGAGGACGTGGCGACATTATGCGTGGCACCTGTTAATGGCTCATCCCAGATCAAGTCTACCAGTGCGGCAGTAGCAGCGGAGTCCAGTACCGATAGGCGCTCGTTTCGGGCCTCAACTACCTCGTTATTTGTCCCATCCAATGTCACATAGCGATTGATCGGCTTTCCGCCTACAACTGCCCTTAGCCGATATTCCCCGGCTGCGATGACAGAAACCTCACCAAAAACAGCCGCGTACAATCCCGAATCCGCAGTTACCTCATTTACGGTGTCTGCGGTCGCAACCAGCGTATCATCAGACACATTGCGAAGTGTCGCACTGCTGAGCGATGCCCCGTAATCGAATGTGTGTATGTGAATGGTTTGCGTCGTCATTGTTTACACCTGATCCAAAATCGTGACATTGCCAAGAGCCGTTGACACCGCCGCTCCTGCCTGCTGTGCAGCTTGTTGCTGTGCCTGCCTCTGAGCATACGACGACACGATTTCTGTCATGTGCTGCCGTAGTCGATATGAAACATTCCGGAAGCCCGAGACTGGCTGCATTTCGCCGTCGACCTCGACCTCATGCAGACCATATGCCTCTGCGAACGCAGCAACGATCACATCGACAATCGGAACGCCACTAGGCATTGCTCCAAGAATTGCCGCCGCATGATCAACGACGCTTCCACCGTTGCCGCCTGCATCACATCCGCGAGTGATCTTGATCTCGATTTTGTCCACGGTCGGTACCTCAAGTGTTCGCAAGTTTTGTGATCGTTCCCGCTCCGCCACGCCAGTACAATTCACCGTTTTTGCAGTACAGCGTAGCGTTGTTCCCGCTATCGCTTGCTAGCGTCTGTAAAGTTATTGTGCCGTCCGTTCTCAATCTTGCAGTGAACGCAGATCCCCAAACAAACGCATGAAAACAGAGAGTCCCATTCCCCCCATCAAGCGACAGCCAATCACTCGAATACCAGCCAAGGTACGCTGTTTTTGCTCCGTGCCGCAACCTTCCTGCTTCTGCATTCGTGGCACTAGACGGGTCGATCCACAGCAATCTCGTACCGCTAGAATTCTGCGTCTCAATCAGCGGCCCAGACTGCGACGCGGCCCCTTTGATGCAAAGCGGAATTGTCGAAGCGGCCTGCGAGGTAATTGTTACATGTGATCCCGTGCCAGCGTACACGACTGCAGTCATTCCGCCGAATGCTCCGGCGTTGTTGTACTGGACCTGCCCGCTAGACCCGCCGGGGCTGCCGCCGCTTGACGGCGTCACCGGTGCATAGGTGCCATCGCTCTGCTTAGTCAGTACGTCACCAGTCGATCCACCAGTGATCACGATCACAGACAGACCACCAGTCGTCGCGTCGTAAATTGCCGATGATGGCACTGGATCGCCCACGTTTTACCCCTTTTTTATCAACAGCGGATCAACGATCCGCGTTTACTGCAAACGACAAAACCCACAGGGACTTAAAGTTACCTTGGATTACCTGGTGATGGTGCCGTAACTAAGTTTGTGGGTATGTTTACGCAAAGATTATCAAGGTGTGGGTGTAACGTCAACACCCTTTTCTGTATTTTTGCGTGATTGGTATACGCTTAGCTGACCACGCATGTTGCCGACATCTTCTGAGAGAGTACGTAGTTCATCGTGAAGGTTATCAATCTTCTCCAGTGACTCAGCGTGCTTGGCTTTGCACTCATCCAACTGTCTGACAATCCATTTCCACAATGCTGTTGCAGAGGCACCAACTGGTGCTAGGATGCTGAGTACAGTTGTCACGATAGTCGGTATGTCCATTTCTTATTGGTCCTTAAACCTCAAGGGCCTTCGATAATTTCTGAGAAAGGAAATGTTATGGCACGGCTCCGACGTAAGGTACCACGATCCCCTAAGAGATGCAAGACATCTACGGCGAATTATGCGTTACAACTACGAAACAACATGACCAGAGCAGAAGCGTTGTTCTGGAATAGACTGAAGAAACGACAGAAGACTTGGGAGCATCAGTTCCTGCCACAGCAAGTAGTGTATGGTTACATTGGCGATTTCGTATGCGAATCATTGCATCTTATCGTCGAGATTGACGGTAAAGTTCATGACAGGAAAGATGTGAAACGACGTGACGCCTTGCGGACTCGAAGACTGAAGAAATGGGGGTACACTGTGGTCCGCTTCAGGAACTCAGACGTATTCAGTCGGATAAACTTGGTACTGTCGGTGCTCGAAGAAGTTGCTAATGGTTACTGAGATCAGGGGGCAACGGTCTGTCGAGACGATAACCAATTCTGGTTAGTTGAAGTGCTAGTGCGTGTACTATAGTCTCTTCGATGCGATCCTTGAGGGCATTAGTGATGCCAGTCTCGTAAAGCACACTATGCAGCACCTCGTGGAGCAGAATAGTCTCTGGTGGAATATCCGTATGGACTTCCAGATCCTCAGCGATTGTGATAGTCGCTTTGTTGCAGTCACATAGCCCAAAGTTACCCGGGATATCACCACGTCTTACATCATACTTCCGTCCGCAGATATTTAGTTTCACAATCGTGTCTCCTACAGGTACATGGTTTCCACAATCGGTAGACGACCTTTGTCAAGTATTACAGCACAGGATATGATCGGTTTGGTTGGGAATTTGATACCGTAAGAGAACTGCAAAGCCTCTCGGTCAATACCACAACCTGTAGCACAGCCGAATATGCGGCTTCTTTCATTTGCGTAATACCAAGCACCTGACTGGCTGTGCAGATGCCCCATGACGACGCTCATGTGCTCTGCCTGAGCAGTCTTCAACGCAGCAAACTGACCGCCTTTAGCAGCGTCTCCGTGCGTGTAGATCACATCGTCGAGGATGAGCTTGTGGTAGCGAGGATAGGCTTTCCAACCACGAGGAAGGTTCAATATCTCGTTGATGGGGCGTACGAGGCTGGCGGATAATCCGGCGGTAACAGCCTTACGCTCAATTAAGCAGCAGTGATTACCCTTTAGGTATTCTGCCTTAGGAAATCTTCTGGTGACTTCAGCAAGCTGTTCCTGAGTGGCAGTAACTTCATCGTCTACCGAACGCAGGTTAGGCATCTGCTCGTGGTAGGACATGGAGTGGAAGTCAGCAATGTCACCAATGGCGACGACCTTATTGCAGCGGTATTTATCGTAAATCCCCTGAAGAAATTCTGGGAAAGAAGATAGCATACCGGGGCAATGAAGGTCGGGGATAACGAGAACACGATGATTGGGCATGAACTTCTCCATGGGGGCGGAGAGAGTATTACTGTCAGCTACAGTGGTCGTTCAGTTCCATGGTTTTCGTGGAAGCCGTAGAGTACGTCAGCAGCTTTACGGGCAGCGATGGCGTCTTCTTTGTTGTGGAAGTACCCTAGATACTTGCTCTTTCCTTCGACCACAATTTGAGATACCCATTTGTCACATTGCACATTCCAATACACACCTGTAGTCCCAGATGTGTTATGAGCATATTTACGCCTATTCTTCTGGTTTTCACCAAAAGTAACTGGCCGAAGGTTAGTCCAGATGTTGTTAAGTCCGTTGCCATCAATGTGGTCTACTTGATCCACAGGGAACTCGCCAGTCATGTACAGGAACGACAGCCTATGTGCCTGATATTTGTGGTCAAATACTTGCACCTCACGGTAGGACTTACCAGAAATAATGTTACGGTGAGCAGTGCCTGCCTCTGCTCCCTTACGCCTGCCATTACCGCTAACCAACCAAGTAAACACACCAGTTTCTGGACAGTAATGCAGAAGTTCCTTCAATCGGTCCTGAGTAAGCATGAGAGTAATCCTGATGATGGATTGATGAAAGTAATAAACACTCAGAAACAAGTTCATCAGGCTTGCTTGTCAAGAGCTACTCTATCTGAGTGATGTGAGTAATCAGTTATTGTCACTAACTGTTACTGTATGGTCTACAGCAGCTAGTGTTACTGTGAGTAATGACTAGACTACAGTAGCAACTGTAAGTGACTAGCTGTAGTCGAACTTCCCATAGGCTTTATGCTCCACCCCTCCCTCCTCACCGCGTGGAAGCGATGGGATATTGGAGTAGCTTTATGCTCAGTCGTTTCTCCAGCCGATTTATTTTCGTCTCCGGCCTTCCAGGTATTGACTGAACCTGCCCTTGGAGACGTTGGCCGATTTATGCTCGGACCGACACGCTTATTCGAGCACAGTATGGCAGCAGTGTTACGTTCTGTCAACACTTGTCTGAAAATGCCTACAGATTGTCACTGCAATCAGCACAGACCATGGATATGCCTCTCTCGTCGCACAGGATAGGCCTAGGAAGCGATTGGATCTCCAATACGACCTGAGAGTCGACCAATGGCTACAGGAGCCTATACGCGATCCTAGAGCCTCGACGTGTACAGATAGTGTACAAGAAATGTGTAACAGACTGTTGACTGATGTAGGGAATATGATACAGTTCGTTGGTGGTAACCCCTTAACTGTTTCTGGAGAAAGACATGTTTAGTGCCAAGGTACTCGCAGATAGTACCAATACCTGTGACAACAGGTTGACGACGATGGAGTTGACGTATCCACGGTTCATCCATAGTGAAGTGATGACACATCGAATGTTCAGCAGGAATGCTGCATCCAGTCGTGCCATACCTGTAGAGAAGATGATTGAGCAAGTGGAGAAGAATCCTGTTATTCCTATTCACTGGGGTAAAGCTCAGAAGGGGATGCAGGCGTATGAGGTGTTGAGTGAAGCAGATGCGTACATGTGCGAAGATTCGTGGATGAATGCTCGCAGGGATAGCATTTATTGGGTAAAAATGATGCTGATTATGGGTCTCCACAAACAGATTGCTAATCGATTGCTGGAGCCTTGGATGTGGATTACAGTCATCTGTACCGGCAATGAAGGAGCTTGGAATAACTTCTTTGCTCTGAGGTGTCATCATGAAGCTGAGCCACACATTCAGAAGATTGCTGGAATGGCTCGTGAGGTTCGTAGTCAATCTATTCCTCAGAAACTCTCTACGGGACAATGGCATCACCCATTGATCGGTTTTGAGGGTGATGAACTTCTGAGTGATGAAGATAAGGTAAAGGTGTCAGTTGGTCGATGTGCGAGGGTCAGCTATCTGACACACGATGGTATCCGAGACGTACAGGCTGATATTGATCTGCATGATCGACTGTTGGCTAGTAAGCACTTTAGTCCGTTTGAGCATGTTGCTCGATCAGGAAAGCACACTGGTGACGGTGGCAACCTCGGGTATGGTTGGATTCAGTATCGTAAGACTTTGCGTGGAGAATATCAATGTCAGTAGAAGAGTACATACGTCAAAACCTGAGTTACAATCCGGAGACAGGAATTATTACTTGGTTGACTGCAGGAACATTTAATCGCAAACCGGGAGTTGTTGCTGGCGGACCACTCAAGCAAGTATGCGGAAAAACGTATATACGGATTAAAGTCAAAGGTAAGGCGTATGGTGCTCACAATATTGCATGGCTACTCACAACAGGTAGTTGGCCTACTCAGTTATTGGATCACAAAGATGGAAACGGAACCAATAATAAGTGGGATAACCTGAGAGATGTATCTGCAGAACAGAATCAAAGGAACAGGAGACTGAACTCCAACAATAGGTCAGGCGTATCTGGTGTAATCCAGCGTTCGCCCACTCGATGGGAGGTGCAGATAAAAGGGGACAATAAGCTGAAGTACATCGGATCGTATCCGACATTAGAAGAAGCAAAGATAGCAAGACAGAGAGCAGAAGAGCAATATGGTTATCATCCCAATCACGGGCAAGAAAGGCCACTATAGGACTTTGCATGGAAAATGACTTCAAAAAAGACAGTAACCCTAAAGATAACATAGGCAGCACTAAACCGCCGATTCACAATGTTCCTTTGTCTGTTGTGGCTGAGATCGGCTTAGCACTCGCTGAAGGCAGTCACAAGTACGGAGGCTATAACTGGCGAGTGATTGGTGTCAGAGCCTCGGTGTACTGGGATGCTACATTCAGGCATATCAAGGCTTGGTGGGAAGGTGAGGATACTGATCCTGACAGTCAACTGAGTCATATCACGAAAGCCATTAGTGCGTTGGTCGTACTGCGTGATGCCATGATTCAGGACAATTGGAACGACGATAGACCACCGAGGAGTAAGCAGACGCCAGCAATGGTTTCTGAGCAGTACAAACAGATGCTGGAGAGATTGAAGTCTTTACAGCCAGATCCAGTTGAAGGTTACACACAGAAGGGTATTGACGATGCCAAGTGAACAGAAGAAGGGTCGCAATGAAGGCGACAGTGCAGTCCATGGAATCTCAGCCTCTAAGGAGTTCTGGGAAGCTGTGAGAGTGAAGATGGAACAGACAGGGAAGACTAAGGCCAAGCTGATCGTCGATACCTGTATTGAGGCTTGGGGACTACCGGATACGGTTAAGTCCAAGCGTGTTGGAAGACCTACACCTAAGTTACGAAAGGGTTGAGATGACTGATAATACTCAGGCAAGCAATACGTACCAGAGTGCCGCACATATTCGACGTGTACGAAACCTGATGACTAAAACCGCTGAGAGTCACAAGAATGCTGGCAAGCACTGGGGCGGAGTGCCGTTTGGCTACGTGAAGAATGAAGCTGGCCAGCTTGAACCGCAGCCGGAGCAGTTCCCGATTGTGCTGGACATTGTTGAGCGAGTTAAAGCAGGTGAGTCGCTATATGCAATCGCTAAACACTTGAACCAGCAGAAGATAAGAACTCAATCTGGTGGACTGTGGGAATCTGCTCAGGTGTCTCGTGTTTACTTACGATTCGTAAAGCACAAACCTTCGGACGGTTAAAGGTTAAGAGTACCAATGAAAAGACCCCGTCAGGCTTATCACCTGAACGGGGTTTCTTTATGGACTGAACTCAATACTTGACTGATCCGATGTAGTGTCGCTTACCTTTACCCATTTCTGCACAAGTAGTGTCGATGAAGTTTAGGGTTCGTTCTGATGTTCTGCTAGGACACATGTTGCTGTGAGGATGATACTGTCCCCATCCATCGCAGCACATTGCCTCTATCTCTTTATGCAAACCAGCGACTAAGGATGTTCTGAACGCAATCGACTCGTTCAGTATTCTAGTAGCTCGTTGCTGCATTGTTTCCTCGTCGTCGGTCATGGTTAACTCCTGAAATAAGTTATCTGCTTGAAGTCTGCCACTTGAGCCTCTATTGGCTGTATCGCAGAGGCTTCTGTGTTGATGAGATACGATATGTCTCTGGGATTCATTCCCAGCTTCTCCAGTATCTTTATGAGGATGGGCTGTTGTCTTGCCAATATCTTCACATACGGAGATTCCATTTCCCCCTTGAATGATCCTTCGTCATCGAACAGGGTAGTTACCATTCCATTCTCAGAAATCTTCTCACGGCACTCATGCATCATGGAGAGGACTTCAACTAGCTCTGTGATGAGAAGCAGGTAGGTTGTACTGAGACATCTCCTGTTCTGCATGTCAGCTACGATGAAGTCCCATAGCTCCTTCTTCATGGGGTCTGAAGCAATACGACCGGGAACAGGCATCGTATCGGCTGTGCAGAGTTCCGTGTTGGTTTCTGGTAAGGGAATACCTGAGAAGTAGAATCGTTCGAGGGCTGTGTGCCGTTTAGGTCTGCTCATGAGGATGTCCTAGAATGGGAAGGCTGCTGTTTCGCGAAATGGCGGATTGAGGGGGATCATTGCAGGATCGAACTTCTTCGGACCCATCTCGTGTGTCATCTCACGAACGATGTGCTCAATAATTCCTGAGCAAGCAGATACTTCACGTAGAGATGCAATGCGAGTGAACTCCAGTGATGTACCGAGACGTTTGTACCGCTTGGAGAATACGATCTTCAATGTGTCGTCAGCAGAAGTGTAGCTGACTCGTGCTTCAATGTCTGTTCCTTCCAGAAGATCCTTAATGCGACGATGGGATGCCTTGACCAGGCTAATCTGATCCTTTGTGGCCATGACTTAGTTCCTTTCGGTAGGGATGTGATACAAACAACGAGTGGAATGGTATCAAGGTATGCTGGTGTGTCAACAGCACTACTGTAGAATATTGTAAAGAAGCACAATAGATGAAACTCAATGGATAAGATTGTAATTTGCGTAAAGGCCCACCTGTGCCTTCCCTTCTTT